GTAGATAGAACAATACCTGCAGAAGGTGTTTTATTTGATAGCGGTATGAGCGTTAAATATACAGTTGATGTAGTTGATATGGCTACATTTTTCTACGCGTAAGAGGAGATAAGGTATGGCAAATAAAAGAAAAGGCAAGGCACCTAAAATGAGTCCTAGCACAAGACGCAGGATACGTGAAGCTGAGGGGCGAATGCAACAAGGGCAAATTTCGACCGATGCTGATCTAGATGCAGTAACACAAGAAATGAGAAAGAATGAACGAAATAGTGGTTTAAAGGTAAATTCTGGCTTCCCATCCTTTGAAGAGTTTAGAGATAGTGGTGGTGGTATGAAAAATGGCGGTAGAGTCCGTGGATCAGGCATTGCCCGTAAAGGTATACGTGAATGTAAAATGAGGTAGTCATGTATGAGTACGCTATAAAAGAAATTGTTAAGGTCGTTGATGGCGATACTGTAGATGTTATTATTGATTTAGGGTTTAACCTTTCTAAAAAAGAACGGATACGTCTTGCTGGTATAGATACGCCTGAGAGTAGAACTAGAGACTTAGAAGAAAAAGCGATGGGTCTCGAAGCTAAAGAATTTCTCGCAAGAAGACTTAAAGACGGAGAGCCATCAGGTTTAAAAGTTAAGACTGAAAAAGATGGTAAGTATGGTCGTATGTTAGGTTGGATTCATATAGGCCAAACTAATTTGAATGAGGAGATGATTTATCGTGGTTATGCTTGGGAGTATGATGGAGGTACAAAAAATAAAAGCCTTGAAACTCTCAGAGTTATAAGGAACGCTAAAAAATAAGAAAACTTTATATATTTAGGAGACAAATATGACAGATTTAGAGATGATTAGTATTGGTAGTAACCTCGATGGTGACCCTGTTTACCAAGTAGGGAGTAGAAACAGCGACGGCAAAATGATGTTAGCATCTAACACGATAATGACTGAGGCCGAGGCAAAAGCCATGATTGCAAGTAAAGCATCTGCGGAAGTAATTGAGGAAGCTGAAGTAATTGAGGAAGCTGAAGTAGTTGAAGAAGCTGAAGTAGTTGAAGAAGCTGAAGAAGCTGTTGATGTAGACAGCATGAGTAAAGTACAATTAGAAGCATATATGCGCGAACATGGTATTGAGCTTGATCGACGTAAAAAGAAAAAAGATCTACTAACTCAAATAAAAGCGTTTTTTAAGGAATAGACAATGGCGACTTCAGGAACCACCGCCTTTGATATGGACTTCACAGAGATTGCTGAAGAAGCGTGGGAACGTGCAGGGCGCGAAATGCGTTCTGGTTATGATCTAAGAACTGCTCGTAGGTCTATGAATCTAATGACCATTGAGTGGCAGAACCGTGGCATTAATATGTGGACTATCGATAGTGGTACAGTAACACTGGTATCAGGTACTTCACGGTATGATTTACCAGCAGACACGGTAGATCTTCTTGAGCATGTGGTACGTACTGATAGTGGAAGTACTACAAAACAAGCTGATCTTACCATAAGTCGTATTAGTGTGAGTACCTACGCTGCTATCCCAAACAAGTTAACACAAGGTAGACCTATCCAGGTATGGGTTGAACGATTGGCTACTCCAAAAATTAATGTGTGGCCTGTGCCTGATAAGAGTGGATACATATTTGCGTATTGGCGTATACGTAGAGTAGAAGACGCGGGTAATGGTGTAGAGACAGCAGACATGACATTTAGGTTTTTACCGTGCCTTGTGGCAGGATTGGCTTACCATATAGCCATGAAAGTTCCTGAACTTGTTGAAAGAGTACCGATGCTGAAGGCCGCATATGAAGAAGAATTTGATAGAGCTGCAAGTGAAGACAGAGAGAAAACCTCCGCTATCTTTGTGCCTCGTGTAAGTAGTATTTAACATGGCACGAGCGTTTGCCTCTAACGATAAAGCGATAGCAGAATGTGATGTTTGTGGATTTCGTTACAAATTAAAAGAGTTGCGTAACATAATCAAAAAAGGTAAAGATACAAACATAAAAGCGTGTCGTGAGTGTTGGAGTCCAGACCATCCGCAAAATAAATTAGGGATGCGCCCTGTACACGATCCACAAGCAATACGTAATCCGCGTCCTGATTTTACAGGGTATGATAGCAATAGAAATATACAATGGGGTTGGAACCCTGTAGGTGATGGCAAGAATATATATGATTTAACCACTAATAACCTAGAAGCAACTGGAGCTATAGGTGATGTAACAGTAACAACTAGCTAGGAGATAAATATGCCAAAAGTTGGAAATAAGCACTTCCCATACACTAGACAGGGCTATGAAGATGCTGCTGTGGCGAGAAGAAATATGAAAGGTGGGGGTAAAGTAATAAAGTACTCTAAAGGACGGAAAGTTAAAATACGTGGCACAGGTGCAGCCACTAAAGGATTATTTTCAAGAGGGCCGATGGGATAAGATATGAATTATTCTTCGCTCAAAACAAATATAGAGGATATTTGTGAGACTTCTTTTACAGATGACCAACTTGCTATGTTTACGCAACAAGCAGAAGAGAAAATATATAATGCGGTAGAAATACCCGCTTTACGTAAGGTAGATACTGGCCCTTTGGTATCTACAAACAAGCTATACACTTTACCAAGCGATTATCTTTACACTTATAGTATATCTATTATTAGCAGTAGCACGCATACATACTTGTTAAATAAAGACGTTAATTTTTTAAAAGAAGCATACCCTTCTACCGCTAGCGCAAAATATGGCGCTCCTAAGTTTTATGCCCAATATAGCGAAACACAGATTGCATTAGCTCCTACACCTGACGCTAATTATGAGCTTGAGCATATATACGGTTATTACCCTACGTCTATTGTAAGTGGTAGCACTTCTTGGCTTGGAGATAACGCAAGTTCTGCGTTGTTAAATGGCGCACTTGTTGAAGCTATACGGTTCCAAAAAGGGGAACCAGATGTTATTGCTAACTACGATAAGATGTTTGGTATATCGCTTGAATTATTAAAAAATGTTGGGGCTGGTAAATTGCGACAAGATACATACCGTTCTGGACAATATAGAACTCCCGTGACTTAGGATTATATTATGGCTTTTACTGGGAATTATATGTGTACATCGTTTAAAGTCGCTCTGTTGAACGGAGAGATGGACTTTAGTTCAGATACGTCTCAGTCCTTCAAGATTGCTTTATATACCTCTGATGCAACTTTAAACGCTGCTACAACCGCATATAGCACAACAAATGAAGCATCAGGTACAGGATATACCGCAGGGGGTAACACATTAACTATAGCTACAAACCCTACTAGCGATACAGATGGCACTGTGGCTTATTTAGACTTTTCAGATACATCATGGACGAGTTCTTCAATTACAGCGCGTGGGGCGCTGATATACAAATCTGGTGGTACAACTCCCGCAGTTGCAGTACTAGACTTTGGTTCAGAGAAAACGTCAAGTGATAGCACATTTACAGTAACATTCCCCACATCAGCGGCTTCAAGCGCAATTATACGCGTTGGATAGAAAGGTTTAGGTAATGGCAAGCACTTATGAAAATGACCTCAGACTTCAAGAGATTGGTACAGGCGAGCAGTCTGGTACATGGGGTACAACTACAAATACAAACTTAGAGTTAATTGGTGAAGCACTTTCTTACAGCGCTACAGGCGAGGCAGTAGCTAACGCAAGTACACACACTATAACAGTGGCAGATGGAGTAGCCGATGAAGCACGTTGTTTCTACCTAAAATGCACAGGTGGAGGGCAAGCATGTACAGTTACACTTGCACCTAACTCACTGTCTAAAGTCTGGGTTATTGAAAACACAACTAGCTACACATTAACGTTTACTCAAGGTTCTGGTGCTAACGTCGCTATACTTGCGGGTCAAGTTAAAATGATTGCTACCGATGGCGCAGGTTCTGGCGCAGCAATTTATGATCTCATGCAAGACCTGGCTGTGCCTGATTTGTTTGTAGATGATGACTTAACCTTGCAGTCTGACGCTGCGGTTCTTGGCTTTGGTGCAGATAAAGATACTACACTGACACATGTTGCTGACACTGGGTTACTATTAAACAGTACACGACAACTACAGTTTGGAGACTCAGGAACGTATATTCATCAAAGTGCCGATGGAGTTCTTGATTTAGTATCCGATACAGAAATAGAGATTAACGCTACAACTGTTGACCTTAACGGTAACTTAGATGTTTCTGGTACATATACTGGTGGTGGTTTAATGACTACAGGTGGCAATATAGTTATACCTGACGCGGGTAATATTGGCTCTGCTAGTGACACAAATGCAATCGCCATAGGCGCTGATGGTGATGTTACGTTAACTCAAGATTTAGAGCTACAACATGATGCCGCAACATTATCTTTCGGTGCAGACAACGATGTCATTCTTACGCACGTAGCTGATACAGGGTTACTGTTAAATTCAACAATGCAACTTCAGTTTAATGATGCATCACAATATATTAACGCTCCTAGTGCCACAGTACTAGATATTAATGCTACAGATGAGATAGAACTTAACGCCACTCTTATTGATGTAAACGGTAACTTAGACGTTTCTGGTACATCACAACTTACAGGAGTAGTTACCTTTACAGCCACTCCAGTGTTTAGTTCAGACATTACTATTGAAGATGATTTATTCCTAGATAGTGACGCAGCAGTAATTCACTTGGGTGAAGATGGAGACGTAACTCTTACGCACGTAGCTGATACAGGCATATTGTTAAATTCAACAATGCAACTTCAGTTTAACGATGCGTCACAATATATTAACGCTCCTAGCGCGACTGTCCTAGATATTAACGCTACAGATGAAATTGAACTTAACGCTACATTAGTAGATATAAATGCTAACTTAGAAGTCTCAGGCACTGCCGCAATAACAGGAATTGCTACCTTTACTGACGATATAATCATTGGTGATGGTAAGACTATTGGCTCTGCCTCAGATGTAGACGCCATGACTATAGCTTCTAACGGGCAAGTAACCTTTACACAAACACTCATTGGTACAGCACTAGACATCTCAGGTGATATAGACGTAGACGGTACAACTAACTTAGACGTAGTAGACATTGATGGTGCTGTAGACATGGCGTCAACTCTTACCGTTGGCGGAATTATAAAAACAGACGATACTACTGAAGCCACATCAACAACTGATGGCTCACTTCAAACTGATGGTGGTTTATCTGTAGCTAAAGATGCTGTTATAGGAGATGACTTAAAGCTACTATCTGACGCCGCTGTATTAAGTTTTGGTGCAGATAGTGATGTAACTCTTACACACGTTGCTGATACAGGTATATTGTTAAATTCAACAATGGCATTACAATTTAATGACGCATCACAGTCTATTAATGCTCCTAGTGCTACCGTACTAGATATTAACGCTACAGACGAGATCGAGCTTAATGCTACACTTGTAGATGCTAATGCTAATCTTGATGTAAGTGGTACATATACTGGGGGTGGCTTAATGACTACAGGTGGTAACATAGTTATACCTGATAGTGGAAACATTGGTTCTGCTTCTGACACAGATGCTATTGCTATCGCTTCAAATGGACAAGTTACACTTACACAAACACTTATTGGTACAGCACTAGATATATCTGGCGATATTGATGTGGATGGCACAAGTAATTTAGATGTTGTGGACATTGACGGTGCAGTTGATATGGCTTCTACGTTAACACTCGCTGGTAATGCAGACTTTAATGGCGATTTAGACGTAGATGGCACAACTAACCTTGATGCAGTAGACGTAGATGGTGCAGTTAACTTTGCGGCAGACGTTACTTTCGCAGATGGTGCAGATATTATTACTGCTTCAGCAGGTACATCTAACTTTAGAGCAGGTTCAGGTGCAGGTGATTCTATAGCATCTGGCGGTAACTACAACGTAGCTGTAGGTGATAGTTCTGGTACTGCAATTACAACTGGCGATGAGAATGTTTTTGTAGGATTTAAAGCTGGGTTTGGCACTACAACTTCAGGGCAAAATATAGCTATTGGGTCAGGTGCTTTAGAAACTAATATTTTAGGTAGTCATAATGTTGGTATAGGTAATGCCGCTCTTGCTACTATGAACCAAGGTACTGCTACAAATACATACAACACCGCAGTTGGCTCATCAGCAGGTACAGCAATAACCACAGCCGTGAACAACACCCTTAT